CATTCACAAAAGCAAAGCCAGATCGGTTTTCTGCTGGACCTTGCGGCTTGGTAATGAAGTTGCGGACTGTTGCCGCGCCTGATTGGTACTTGGTGTCGTCGATACGACCGAACATCTCTGGCGACATTTCGCCACCAGCAAATGATCGTTGAAGGGTGCGAATGTTCGCCATGCTTATCTCCCGGCTACCCAGTTGACGATGTGGTTTGGCTTGATCTGGCGCTGGCTCGAGTCAGACTTACGAGCTTCGCCAAGGTACACAGATGCCATCTGAGCGCAGCGTTTTGCTTCCGCGGCACCGACATCACCCTTTATCACGGGACCGGCGATCATCGATGCCAGATGCCATGACAGCGTGGTCGTGAACAGTGCAGAGAATTTGGTTGTGTCACTGACTGACGCAACATAACGGCAGACGGCATTTACCTGATCAGCCAAAATGATTTGCGTGCCGTCAGAGTAGGTTTCAGTCTGGAATGGTTGCGGCACATACATGCCTGCGTAACCGATGGGCACATTGTTGGCGGTATAACCAAGATTGTCCGCTGGTGCATAGCGTGTGCTGTAGTCGTCGTTTGCATTGGCAGGCAGGATCGAGATGATCTGCACTGCGTCATTTGGTCGCGCATAGACATAATCCCATTCGGGCATGCTGATGTCCAGCAGCGCAAGGTTTACTCGTTTAGTTGCAAAGTCCCAAGCATGCATCTCGAGCAGTGTGTCTCGAGCAATTGGGTAAAAGCGTGCACAGTGTTCTGCTTGTGCTGATCCTTCGGGTGGATACAAGCTGGCGATGGTGGCGTTATCGCCGAGGTGTGCCAGTGCCAAGTTTGCGATATCGACTTCCGATGCCATTTGTTTCTCCTAGTAAAAAAGGGGACCACGGTTGCCCACGGTCCCCCTGCGTTGCTTCAAAGAAAAGCTACACCAAGACCTCAGTTCGCGTCTTGAGTCTCTTCACCAGCAGGAGCGTCGGCTTTGCCTTTGCCCTTTGCAGGTTTGTCTTCGCCGACAGGCTCGAGATTGCTCCCGGGCTTGCCGTCATACTCAACAATCTCACCTTCCTCACGGATAGAGTTGTTGATAAAAGAGCGGACTAGAACGCGATACTTTTTAGCCATGATGTAATCCTTTCAAAATTAAACAACAGCAAAGCCAGAAGCGTAAAACTTCTTGCCGTCTTGAATGTCCATTACAACATCGGCGGTAACTTTACCGGCGGTGTTTGTGCCAGACACAGTGTAACGGGCACCGAGGTATTGCTTACCCTTAGAGCCAATGATCGGGTTCAAGCGAACCGCAATATTTGTTCCCAAAGGTAGGCTTGCAGTAACCACTGCATCGGAGCTTCCGATCACTTGCACATTGCTCGAAAGAGCAGCGTTGTCAGCGATGATGACTTCAAACTTCGTGCTAGTGCCGCCAGCAAAGGCTTCTGTCACAGCAAAGTTCATGATCAATTCGCCGCCTTCGCCCATATCACGAGCAACAGACAAGTCGATAGTGTCGGTCGAAACAGCAGTCGTAGTAACTGCTTGATCAGTAGACACGCGTAGGAGTTTATCGGTAATCATGTTCGTTTCCTTTCAAAGTTCGGTTGATTAAGACACTACTGCTTCGGTGTTGAGCAATGCATCAACACGACGGAGAGGAACGCCCAAGAAAGACAACCAGCTATTAGGTTGACCAAACTGAGTCAGACCTTGCTCGATCTTCAGAACATACTGGCTCTTGTCCATAGCAGCAAGTGCGAGACCAGAGTGAACAGTACGGTTCATGTAGAAAGCAGCACGACCCATGCTCATGTTCGGAATACGATACAGAGCGCGAGCCATCAGCTTGATGAGCGCAGTGGATGCAGATGCAGCTTGAGTGCCAGTCTGACCGATCAGGTCGCTCACATCGATGTTGCAGATGCGAACAACATAACGCCAGTCTTTCACAACAAGACCGTTCTTCCACTGGTAGCGAGTTGCAAGAGCTTGCAAGCGAGTGCCGTCGCTGTTGTACACAGTCTGCTCACCGAGGTCTTCGTGAATCAGACCAGCCTTAGAACCTTTCGGGAACGGGCAGTACACAGTGTTGTCACCCCAAACCACCAAGAACACAGAGGTGTTGTCAGAGCCAGAGCCACCGGCGCTCAGAATGTTCTGGGCGTTAGCAGCAGACAGGCTCGAGTAGCGAGGAGCAAGACCCAAGAATTGCTTCGGATCAGTACCGGGGTTGCCGTAGAACAGAGTCGTTGCTTGAGTCTGGTTCATGGCTTCCAAGAAGGCTTGGTCTTCAGACAGGCGGAATTGAGCGGTGTTGCCGTTCAACATTGCCAAATCTTTGTCGACTTCGCTGCGTGCTTCCAAGATACCGCAAGCCTCGTCCACTTGAGCAGTGGTCGATTTGCTGTTAGGAATACCTTGGTTAAGAGCACGCCAGTACACAGTCGGGAGACCAGTACGGATTACAACGCGCTCACCGGTAGGCAGGTTGCCTTCCTTGAACACGCAGTCTTCGAGGATCTCGTTGCTCTGCGAAAGCAGTTCGGCAACGACCGGCACGCGACCTTCGGGGTCAACGCGTTTCGCCCAATCGGCGAGGGTTAGTGCAGTGTTAGACAAAGTAGTCATGATTTAATTTCCTTTCATTGCTGAGATGGATAGAGTGAAGATGCGAAGTCTGCATTGCTCGTTGGTTTGTTGTTGCCACCCTGACGAGCGCCACCGACAAAGCGGTCCGCACTGATTGCCTTGCCTGCTCTGAACATGAACCGAATTACTTCGGGGTGATTGCCCAGACCAGACTCGTTTAACAGCGAGCGCAATTCAGGTGTACCGAAGTTATCTAGGGCTTTCTTGGCAACTGCAAGGTTTTCTTGGAGCTTGTCGCCACCGTATTCCTTGTCCGCCGAGGCTTCATTTGCCCAGTTAGTTCGGATCTCTTCAAGCTGTTGCATCTGTCGTTGTTGTACGACCGGTGCCATCTTGTCGAGCATCTTCTGCGCGGCTTCCTGAGACAGGTTCATTTCCTTGGCGACATCACCGAACATCGAGATGACATCAGAATCAAACTGTTGTCCCTCTGGCGGTTTGAAGTCATAAGCCTCCGGTGCACCATATCTGGTGTCGGCTGGCTTGCCTTGGTCCTGACCAGCTTTGCCATCGGTATTCGCGTTGGCTTGGTTGGTCTGTCCGTCGGTCGCTTGCTGCGTTTGGGATGCTTGCTGGCTCGCGTTAGCTTGCTGGCTTGCATCACCTTGCGACGCGCCCGTGCCTTCAGTGGTCGTTGCGGCTTGGTCCATCGTCTGCATTTCTGACATTTTGAGTTGCCTCCTTTAGCATTACCGGATAAAGCTCAGAGCAGTGAGTGTGAATCAACGCAAGTGTACGATTCCCGAAGTTCCTTTGTCCCTCGTTGAACGCCATGGTCATCGAGTTCGTGTTGAACGACAGGCGGAATACTCCGCTTTGATCCAGAAGTCGCCAAATGGTCCGGCGACCCCTCTTGCTGCTCATGAGCCACTTGATATCAGCCTCTTCATTTTCGAGATCGATCTTCTCGCGCACTTCCTTCTCGGCTTTGGCGCGTTCCTGACCTCGCAAATCAAGTGGGTCGTAGTTGCTCATGGTCTTAATCTATTCCTCCGTCAACTGGTTACGGGTACCGGTTATGGATTCGCGTTGATCCATACACCGAGTGATGCACTGTACTTGAGCACCTGCCCATCTTGCGGGTTGGTGATCTTGACATTGTGCAGCTCGTCCAGCTCGTAGCCATTCTGCGGCTTCACATAGATCGAGCCAAGTGTTGGGTGCTTGCGTATGCAATAGCCCACCAGCACAAGGTGGTTCGGGGCAGATGGCTTGACATCAGTCATGCCTCCAGCCACCGACGGGGACAGCCAAACAGCGCCGCCCTCGGTCAGGCTTGAGGTGTCGATGTCTCGCACCAGCCCGTAGGTTGTAACGAATCCCTGAATGTTCTTTGGGATCTCCATTGTGGTCACGCCGATAATCACGGACGATGCCGCCTCGCTGTTGGCTTGCGCCAGTCCAATCGTTGGGAACACACCAGTCGAGCCGGTCACATACACCACAGCGCCGTTTGCAATGGTCGAGCCGGTGTTATTGCGGAACAGCTTGTTGAGTTCCTGCCCGATCTGGAGCGTGACATCACCCGGCAACTTAAGGTCGACAGTCTGATCGACGGTATTCCAGCGCATCTCGCCTTCGGCAAGCGGCTGGTTGACATCTGGGTAAGTGTCAAAGGCAATCGAGTTCGCCTTCTTGCCACCGTTGCCAAACACGAAAAAGTGCGTGGACCCATCGGGATCTCGGACCCCGATGATGTCGCCCGTATCGTCGTCATAGACCCACGGTGCGCCTTCGTACTTGTGCTTCCAAGTCATCAGTCTTCAGCGCCGCCGTACAGCATGGTTGCAGACTTCTGCGGGGTCATGGCTTTGTCAGACGCACCGATCTCCATGTCGGTGATCTGGAGGTCCATGCTCATGTCCTTGCCGCCTTGAGTCTCGTAGGCACTGGTGCCCTTCACGAATACTTTGGCAGTGATGGTCATCTCGGTGCCGACGGCAGGCAGGGCAGTGATGCCCAGCTTATCCATCTCTTCTTTGCCAAGATGCAGGCACAGACCGTATGGGTACTGTGGCTCGTCCATCTCGATCTCACCCGGCATTTCTTCTTTCTCGGGTGCGCGTTTCATGTTGATCATTGCCATGGTTCAGTCCTTTGTTATGGGTTGGGTGTGTTGTATCCGCTGAACATGTCGATCACATTGGTCAATGCGCTCGGTTCAGTGGTCTGGGCTTGAGACAGATTCTTCACGGTCTCTGCATTCTGCTGCATCATCGCCATTTGCTGTTGTGCAGCCATGGCTTTTGCCCGCTCGTTGCGGACCAGCGCCACCTTCTCGTTGGACACGATGATGTTCGGATCAACGCCAAGCATGTCACCGTAAGCATCAGCCCACTGGTCAGCATCAAACTTGTCGAGCACATCAGGCTTGTACTGTGCGACCTGACCGAGGTTGCCCACGAATCGGTCGACAGAGTTGGTGCCGATGGCACGCTGCGCTTGAGCCAGCATCGAAACGAATTCGACATTGAGGTCCATGCCTTGCAGCTCTTCTGGAGGCGGAGGCAGTACGCCAGCTTCCAGCATGCGGCTGAAGGTGACCTCGATCAGCGGATCAAGCAGCTCGTTGTGCAGGCGCTCAAGCACCGGACCAAGCATCAGCAGCTTTTCTTCGTGACGCTCTGCCACTTCGGTCGCCGTCATGCGGGTGTCGGTTGCGTTTGCCAGCATCAGGAACAGATCAGCATAGAACGCGCCGCGGATACGCTCGCGCACATCCTGAATGTCAGCCAGCAGGTGAGACAGATCGAGGTTGACCTCAAATGCCGTGCGAATGCCGCCTTGTGGGCTGGCTGCGTCGACATAGCTCACGCCACCGGGTAGCGTTTCGACATCGCGGTTCTTCATCGAGCTTGGCACTTGGAGCGGTGGCTTCGTTTTGTAGTCAATGCCCTGCGCCTTGCGGAGCTGCTCGTGCTGCAATTGCTTGATGTCGCCCAGTGCTTCCATGCCCGGGCTGCCTCCGTAGATGTCGCCGCCAACAGTGGACCAGCGTGGGCACACAGCAGGGAATTCAGGGAAGCCAGCCTCGCTCAGATACACATCAGGGTTGCCGCCTACCTCGAAGTAGTAGCTGCCCCATGGCATGTTGAGGTTGTCCTTCTTGCGTGGGTCACGATCAGCGCGTGGCTCGATGGCATGGATTAGTCGGACCCATTGATCAAGTGAACCGCGGTCGTACATGTTTTTAACGGTCGTTGAACACTTGTCGTACCCAAACTCTTTGACCACCTCGGACACGGTCTTTTCAAACTCGCGGTACAGCGTGCACACGCGCCCCTGATAGTCGGTCGAGATACAAAACTCGCCGGTCGTCAGCGGGTAGTTGTGAATGATCGTGTTGTAGTCTGGCAGGATGATGTTCGCGCTCGTGCCGAATGCGCCCAGCTCTTCGTACATCTGGTGCAGTGCGCGGTAGGTGTTCGACTTCTGGAACACGACCTGCATGCGCTTGGTCACATCGTCGAGCCACAGCTTGACTGGACCGTACTTGTTGAGATCCGGGTCACCAGTCGACAGACGGAACCACGGACGAGCAGGCGATGTGGCACCAGCCATCATGCCAGCACCAAGCACGCGCAGTGCGCGGGTGCCGGTGTTGTCGTAGATGTTGTTGTGCCTGCGCCAGCCCTTGTCTCGATCTTGCACAAAGAAGCGACCAGAGCGTGGCAGCAAGTAGGCAGAAATCTCCTGCCAATGCGACCACCATGAAGCCCGCTCGCTCTTCAGTTGACCCCAGCGCGTGAACAGTTTGTCCCGCTTCGGGGCTTTTGGATACGACTGTGCGTCGCTAGGGAATTGACTCATAGTTACTCACCCAATAGAGAACGCTTGCCAAGCGCGAGGTTCTTTTCTTCAACACCTGTGGGACCGGTCAACATTGTTGAACCGCCGCCCGCATTCGATGCGCCCATGCGTCGCTGGCTGGCGTACATGCCGCCGTATGCCTGCTTCTCGCCGCCTGATGCCTCACCGGTAGGTGTCTCTGCTCCGCCTTGCGTCGCTTGATTAGCGCCCGCATCAGCTTGTTTCGAGGTCGGTGCTTGCTGTGGGGCAGGAGCAGAAGGCTTGGGCGCGAGACCCAGAGCATTCACCACACCACCCACTAAACCACCAACAAGACCGCCAATAAATCCGCCGCCGCCGCCCATATCAAAGTCCTTTCATCATCACGAGATCCGCAGGTTTGTAGCCACGCATCTCAAACGCATCCGACAGGCTGGTGCCGGACCTCGTGTGCCACAGCATTGCCGTTGCACCCCTCTTCTTCGCCTCTGCTTCGGTTGCAAGTATGAGCTTGCCACCGGTCAGACCTTGGCGATATTCGCGCTTCACGAATAACGCATCACTCATGCACCAGACCTCGGCTGGATTGAACCAATGCGGCGCAACCATCGCGGTCGAGTACCCAATCATCTCGTCACCATCGAATGCGCCAAGCGCAAACATGATGCCGTTGTCTTGCATCGCCCTTGCCATCTCAAGGCTCGGGTTAAATTCAAACTTGAACCCAGTCTCGCGCCAGTTCTCGAGCATGAGGTCTCGATACTTCTGAATCGATTCGACAGCGTCGACTGTTCGGATTTGAGCCACGCTCAACCCCCGAGCAGTGTCTTCTTGCCGAGCTGTAGTTGCGATGGGTCCACACCGCCAACACCGGTGAGCATCGTGCTCGAGCCACCAGTCTTAGCTGCTTGTTCTGCCGACGACAGGATCGCTTGCGTGTCAGGCGTTTTCGTCAGCGCACGGTTCGTCGATTCCTCTGCCGCCTTCTCTTGTTTCAGTGCCGCCTGCTTTGCCTCAGCATTCGCCTGCTGCTGCATTTGCAGTTGTTGATTCTGTTGCTTGGCTGCCCGCTCACCTTGGTAGATCGAGTAGCCTGTGTAAACCACCGCGGCGACCGCGGCTGTAACGATAGCTGACATGTTCAGTTCTCCATGTTGATTTGCATTGCGAGTCGCAGGGCGACCCGGTAGTCAATGGTGATTTCCTCACCGTCGTGACC